ACAAGTCTAACAAGTGCCGATACTGCTACTCTATCCTTCAATGCTTCTACTGGTAATGTATTAGCAACCCCTACACTAAAGAAACTTTGTGAATTTACTGGCGTAGGCGGTGAAACTTCAATATCATGTAATTTCAGTTCTAGCGCACAAGTATTTTCTTTTCAGGTTCACTGGAATAGTTCTGCTAGTTCTACTACTTGGGCTTTAAAATTTAATAATGATAGTAGTTCAATTTATGGTTCTAGAAGTTCTACTAACGGAGGAGCAGATGCAACTGTAGCGAGTCAAGCATTTTTAGCATCACAGACTTCTACCGCTAACCAAATGAATACCTATACTATGGATTGCCATAACCATATGTCTACTATGATAAAGTGGTGCGTTGGTGATAGAATGAATATCGCTCCAGGTGCTAACGCTCCAGGCAGAGTAGAAATATATAGCACATGGAGAAATGTTGCCAATAATGTAACTTCGATAGATATGACTAGAACGGCAGGAGCAGGAACTTTAATCGCTGGAAGTCATATTATAGTATGGGGATATAGTTAGAATGAATCAAATAAATTATTTAATGGCTTTAGTTATATTTTCTATATTATTAGCATTAGGACTAGATGCTTATGCACAAACATCTAAAGAAGATATAGATAAGACATTATCAGAAACAGATACTAGAAAATCATTTGGTTATTGTCCTACTAATACCGATTCTAAAAATATACTAGATTCATTAGGTATAACATATACTATAGAAGGTTGTCCTTTATCTCGACTCTATATTGATAATTGGGATAAAATATCTGAAACTGACAAGCAACTCATAATAGATTATCTTTTAGAACGTGGTTACAAAATTGAAGATAACTAAAACTATTTATATCTGTCAAATTATAGGAATAGTGGTAAGAATTGGGTAAGAATAAACTTATAGGTCATATTCTCGAAGGTAGAAAAGAAGTAGGCAGAGCAAAAGGAAATACTTACGATGCACAGTTAAAATGGAAAAAGAGACAGTGGGATATTTCCGAAGAAATAAAGAATGATTGTTTTCTATATGATAAGAAAGGTATAGCACATTGCTATTTAGATGTTAATCAAGCAGACGGAACTTACCACTTTCTAACTCCAGAAAAATTAAATCTCTATACTGCTAGTAGAGATGTTATAGATAAATGTGGAGAATGTGGAGGACAAATATCTATAGATGCTCAAGTGCATAGAATAGTAAACCAGAGAAACATAGTAAAATCATTTTGGGGATTAGATAATTCATATATGCTATTGATTCTTCTACTTGGTATAATATGTGTCATACTTGTAGGAGCATTATTCTTTGTAGTAGGAGAATCAAATAAAACTAATACTCTATTACAGAAATATCTACAACCTGCACCTACTAGCACAACAGTAACAAGTAAATTCTTATTGCCATACATAGGTGTATATCAATGAAGATAGATATAGGATTCAAAACTAAAGGATTCTTTAATAGTTATTTTAGATATGATGATATAAGAGATTTTCAAGTTAGTATAGTTGAAGATATAATGATAATTAAATTCTATCATACCAAGAAGGGTAAAGATAGATATATGGAATTTCAAATATTAAAGAATAACTTGGAAGCAATAGCAATTAGGAGAACTTTAGAAAATGGCGATTAATCCTAACGCTGTAAGTGATGCTAATAGTTTGGCTATTGCTAGTCAGTCTATAATGGATATTATCAGCAAGCAACAGCAAATGGATAAAGTGCAGGCATTACTAAAACTATTAGAAATTACTGATATAGATATTACCATCACTGGGGATAAATACAAAGTTCTAAACCTAGAACTTATTACAGAATACACTGGTAAAGACATGACTAAATTTATGGTAAAGAATGAAACATATAGACGAACAATTCAGAAAGCATATCACTATAGAAAACTAGATGACGAAAAACTAATAGGATATATGGATAGCCAAATAATACTTAAAATGAATAGCCATAGGAGAAAGAGAGTGCAAGAGATAATCAATGGATTAAAGAATGACGTAGCAAATACTGAAGTAATACCACAGAACGTAAAGAAGAAAAGATTTTTTGGGTTGGGATAAAATGATAGATTCAACATTAATGCTTATCGCTTATATTGGATTTATGGTAATAGGTCTTTTTACATTCTTTGGAATATTGGATATAAAAATGATTATAGATATGCAAAGAAAAGGATACCATGACACAAAGAAATATAGATATACGAGAGTGAAAAGAGAATAATGGTATTCCTACAATACAGAGAAAAGAATAATTGTGGAGTATGTCATAAACGATTTACTATGTTCTATTGTAAAGTATGTAGGCGTAAAGAATTTGGACTATGCAATAGTTGCCATAAGAACAACAAGAGCCATAAAGAGGAGTTGAAATCACTACATGCTAGATAAGATAAGAGAAAAGATAAAGAATAATATCGCTAAAGAGAATACACTAAGACAAAATATCCTAGATGTATTCTGGATGTCTTACGCTCCTAGTTTAGTATTAGTAGGATATTATATAATCCCTAATGGAAAACAAATAATGGAACGATTTATATCTTATGAATTTTGGCTAGTGATATCAGTTATACTGATGTTCTCTTTTGTATTAACACCTTTGTTTAAAGGAATACAACAATATAGGGATAAGAAAAATGCTAGATAAAGCGAATGACTATACAGATATGCTGTATGAAGCAAGCGATACAATAAAAGATATGTTTCATAACATTAAAGAATTTTTCTCATATATGATAGTGAAATACAAATGATTATAGGCTTTATAGGTTTACCAAGAACAGGTAAAACTCTATTCATGGTATATCATGCTTATCAAACATTTATAGAAGGCGCAGAGATATTATCTAACGTAACATTAAAACCACCTTTTGTATATACTAAAATGAATCCTTATGATATGCTAAGAATACCATTTACTAATAATGATAGAGAAAAGAAAACATTACTCATACAAGAAATAGATAAATGGTTTAACGCACGTAGAAGTATGAGAAACGAAAATTATCTATTGGGAGGATTGGCAGGACAATCAGGTAAAAGAAATTTATCTATATTATGGGATACTCAATATCCTCACTTGGTAGATAGTCAAATAAGAGATGTAACAGATATGGTTTATCATTGTTCTGTTTATGTAGATAGTAAGACTAAAGACCCTCTAGCGTTTGAATATACTAAAGAAGATATTAACGGTATGATAAATTATCCTCCTATACCTGTTAATGTATTGAAACCATTTTTTGATATGTATCTTACTTATGAACCTACAGCAAATATAACACAAACTAATACAATGAAAGAACTAAACCAAATGTATAATCCTGATGCCGAGCCACC